GGGGGATGCCTATAAATTGTTCACCGCGCTTAGCGGCAAGTACACGACAGACTGTGACCCCCCACTAAAACGAATTCCACCCAAAGGACTTCCTTGGTATGTAGGGGTACGGGTTTTTGCTGCCGCACACTTGCCCAAAATCAGTACATGGATGTGGGATCACGATGCCGACAGAGACATTGACTTACTGCGCAAATTGGAGGGTAGCAATTACGACTGTCTGGAAAACGCGATTCGTGATGCGGAGGTAGCAAACGCGAGAAGCGCCATGCACCGAGACGAGAAGCGAATAGCCATGTCTACTTTGGCTTACTCAAACCGGAACAATGACACTAACGGGAACATAGTAAAAGGCGGCTCCGTTAGACGCCGGAAATAGGGGAAGAACACATGAACTATATGCAGCATGAGATAGACACATTGAAGAGTTTGAAACTAAAGGAGCCCCATGTGAACAGGGAGATGTCGGTGGCCTTGATCCGCGCAGCGGGGTTATTGCCTGCGGAGGAGGACAACTTGGACTGGAGTTCATTTAACTTCACGCAGTTGGAGCAGTTGATTTTGCTTGTGCAGATGACGGAGTCGGCGACGATCATGAGCCTGATGCAGAGTGTGACTGACATTGCTGAGATGGAGATCGCAAAGGAACAGTCGGAGTTGATACAAAAACAAGGATTTAGATTGTCATGAGTTATACAAAAATATTTATTCCAAAGCCGAAGACGTGTGCGCATCGGTTTTTGGGTTGGTTGACTAATGGGGAAGCGCCGCTTTTTGGGGATCAGGGTCTTTATGGTAAGACCCATTCGATCAATCAGAGCAAGGCCATGTGGACCAAAATGGTTGCGGACCCCATGCTCCGTGGTGGGTGGGCCGAGCAACGGGGTGAGATGGTAAGGCTTACTGACAAGGGTTTCGAGAGGTATCTTGAGCTGCAGTCTAAATTTCCTTTAGACTTGATTGAGGTGACTAAGGCGACGAAGGTTACTCGGTTTGTGCCTGTAGGTCCATACACAGGCAATTCGTTTAATCCGGAAGACACGCGCCCCGGGTGCAATGACTTTTTAAAATGCCCAAGTAGGGTTGGTAGTAAGTTTATTTTTAGGGAAGGATACGAAGATGGATCGAGAAGAGTTTGAGCGTTTGGATCTGGAAGTGGCCGATCTACGCAATGAGACGCACATGCAGCAGTTAGCGCAGCTGGAACTTCACAGGGAGAACCGGGTGCTGCGTTCGCGGCTGGATAATGCTTTGGACGAGGCGCTGCGGCTTCGCCATAAACTTGAGCATATTTATGCGCTAACCCGTTTAGCTTTAATGAATGAGGACGAAGATGAGCAATAATTCCGTCTCAGCAAACCAAACACAGGTCTCTGGGGACCATTACAAGTCCAAGGCCATACAGCCTTGGGACTACATTGTGTCGAACAACCTAGGCTACTTGGAGGGGAACATTGTCAAATATGTAAGCCGTTACAAGGAGAAGGGCACGCCTCGCGCCGATTTGTTAAAAGCGAGGCATTACTTGGACAAACTGTTGGAGATTGTCCCAGATACCACATTTCGTGGTGAAGATGTAACTTAAAGAAACTGATCTGGAGTACCTGTTTTAAAAAGAGGGCCATTGCCCCCTTTTTATTTAGCCGCGCCCCAGTTTGGACCGACTTCTACGTCAACCCTGCTGGGTACGGCTAATTCAACCGCATTGACCATGAGTTTGGACGCTTCTACAGCGTCCTTTTTTTCGGGCACGCTGATCACAATTTCATCATGCACCTGCAGTAGGCATCGATAGCCTGCGGAATGTAGCGCCAGCATGGCTTTCTTTGTCTGGTCGGCAGCCGATCCTTGAATCAGTCGGTTCAGGCCCTTGTAGGTGCCTGAGCGCTTGATCCGTTGTCCATATTCAATGACTGCTTGTTCGCGGGGCAAAGCCTTGTTGACGCCCCATTCGACGGGTTCCCACAGCGGAAAGCGGCATTTACGGCCTAAAAGCGTGCGAATTGCACCGCCAGTTGCGGGATGATCGATGCGTCCCATCACTGCATTAACTGTACCCTTTAGGAACGGCACGTTTGTATGGAACTGCTGTATCAATTCTGTAGCTTCTGCCACATCCAAGTCCAACTCATTAGCTAATTTAGCCTTACCCATGCCGTACATCAAGCCAAGGCCAATGGTTTTTGCCTGTTTACGCTTAATTCCGGCCATATCGGCAACCATTTGGTGGAAATCCGTGTCCGGGTCGTTTTGGTAGGCGTCAACCATGTTACTGGCACCGGGAAGATCGAGCAGGCTGGCGTAATGTACCAAGAGCCTAGGCTCTTGGGAGGAAAAGTCGCAGGATGCCCACACGTCGCCCTCTTCTGGAAGGAAAAGTCCGCGGACCATGGGTCCGATGATTTCGTGGCGGGCAGGGACCTGCTGTAGGTTAGGTTGGGCCATGGACAGTCGTCCGGTAACCGTGCCGCCGTCATCCGAGCGCATTTGGTTGACATGCGGGTGGATTCGCCCGGTTTTTTCGCTGAAGTCGAGGTAGGGCTGCAAGAAAGTGCTGTGTGTCTTGTTTGTTTCCCGAGCTTCGACGATTAATTTAGC